GGGCAGTTCGCCACGCAGGATCTTGGCAAACACATTGTTGCTATCGTACGCCATGGCATGTCCTCTACACGCTGCCGGCGTGTTAATGGTTTGATAACAGCGCCGGCCCAAATTCCCCAGCAGAATCAATCGTCCAGCCTCTGTTTACCACTCCGCCCCGAGGGTCGTTTACCACTCGGCGTTCTTTTCCCGTTCTGTTCCAGCTTCAGAATGGCGGCCTTGGCCAACCGCTTCTGATCGGCCGCCTTGGTATAGCGCTGCACCTCGGCCAGCGACTTGTGTCCGGTAACGGACATAATCTCGTGCTCGCTGCAGCCAGCGTCCGCCAGGTCGCGCGCCGCCACCTTTCGCAGCCCGTGCATCACGCAATCGTCCGGCAGCCCGGCATTCTCGATCGCGTCGGCAAACCACGGGCTCAAACCCTCCCCGTCGAAACTCCCCCCGTCCGCCTTGGTGAGCAGGCTCATATGTCCCTGCTCGCCGCGGCCCAGCTCGGCCATCAGCTCCCTGTGCTCAGCAACCCACAGCTCCGCGCCTGTCTTCTGTTGCACCACGCGGATCATGCCGCCGCGGCGATGCGCGCGCGTCATGGCGGCAAGATCCCCGCAGCGCTGTCCGGTGTAGCGGGCCAGCGCATAGGCGCGACGCTGCATGGTGCCGGCGGGCCAGCGGTGCTCAAAAGCCATTAGCTCCTCCGGCGTCCAGGCCCGGTGCTCGCCCAGCCTGAACAGTTTGATGCGCAGGGCGGGATTATCATCGCGGTGCTCGTTGTCGACCGCGAAGGCCATCAGCGTGCGCGCCACGCTCACGACCATGTTGGCCATGCCGGGCGTCTCGGAGCGCGCATCGCGCCACTTCTTGATGTGCTTGCGCCTAATCAGCGCGACAGGCCTCTGCCCGCCCTTCTTGATCAGCCAGCCGAGCACGTAGCCGTAAACACGTTTCGATGCAGGCTTCAGACCGCGCCACTCGGGCGAGGCCTGATATTCCAGGATCAGCGCACCCATGGATTGCGGCGGGTAGACGGCAGGATTCTCGACCAGCGGCGCCTTGGGCTCGCTGGCGGCCTTGGCCTCATGATAGGCCGCCATCCATTCCTCGGAATGCGCCTTGCCCGGCAGACGCCAATAGCGGCCGTTGCGGCGGAAGTACCAGTAGGCCCGGCCGTGCCGGTCGCGCTGCTCCTTGACGTAGGGCAGCGGCGGAACTTTGCCCATGGCCTCCCCCATCAGTCGTCATCCCACGGGTTGGGGGCTGAGACTGGCACGGCCTCGGGCGTGCCGGGAATGACCAAAATGCTGCCGTCGGGTTCGATTCGCACAGCCGCGATGGCCATGTTCGCCTTTCGTGCCGCCTTGATAACACGCACCACGTCCTTTTCCCGGAAGCGCGCGGGACCACGTACGGCTCTGGCTGCACGCTCTTGGGTCATTGTCGCCGCTTGGCATTATGACGATTGTGTTGGTGCTTCGCGAATCCAGTTCGATAAGCCAAGGGCGGCAAATTTGGATCTTCGTTATTGCCCCCGCCGTTCAGGAACCGCTCAAGCTCGCTGACGCGGATGCCTAAAGCTAGCATGCCGAGGCGGACGGCCTTTAGGCGCCCGGCCTTGATGTGCCGACGAACGGTTTTGACGGAAAGGCCCAAGTATTTCGCCGATTCGGGAAGTCGAAGGGCCGGGTCAGGATTTGTAACGCTCGGTCGATTTCTCATCGGCTCACACGTTCCACCCTTCCGCCGCGGCCAGCTTCATCAACGCATCCGCAATCGCCTGCATCCGGGCAATCTCGGCATCCGCAAAGGCGCGGCTCATGCGCTGATCCTGCACCAGACGCGGGTAGACCCGCTTTCGCTGCACTACCTCCCGCTCCGCGCACTTGATGAGCTCGAGGAGGGAGTAGCGCCGCCGCTGCGGCGCCCCCACGTCCATCGTGTCCTGAATAGCCATCACGCAATCCCGGAGAGATGCACGCTCGCCCACAGCAGCGCGAGCCACGCGACCGCCATGGCCCCGCTGCCGCGGCCGTTGGCGTAGCGAGAGAGATGATCCATCATGCTGCTGCCATGCGCCGGCCGGTCCATGTCCTCGACCACAGCCGGGAACCGCTCTGGCACCTCGAATGCCGGCTGGCTTGCCGGTGTCGTGCGGGCGGCCGGCGGCGCCTCCTCCACCATGTGATAGCGGTTCGGATACCAGGCGCGCTCCTTGAACAGCTCCGCCTTTTCCTGATGCTCGATCTCCTGCGCCTCGATCAGCGTGGTGCAGTAGGCCACTACCTCGGCCGTGATCTGCCCGCCGTCGAGGCCGGTGATGCGCGAGAGCTTGTAGCCGCCCTTGGGGGCCTTATCCAAAACGAAACCGATTGCCGGTGTCATGATGCTCATCCTCTTTCAGCACCCCCCAAGGCCCCGAAAGAAAGCAGCGGCCGAAGTTTTGCAGTTGACCGGCTCCGGCCGCCAATTCCAAAGACAAACTCCCAGCGGTGCGTAGCCTTGCGTCCAGCCTCCCAGCCTTGCTGAGCCTTCAGCTCCATCGGCCTGTTCGGCTTCACGCGCTTACGCGGGGTCCCCTTTCTCGTCGGCGGGGAAGGCCCCCGCCTGGCCATCACGGCGCCTTGCCGCGATTCTTCTCACGCCATGCGTCCATGGCGTCGCCCAGGGCACGCGCATTGGCGGCCTGCAACGGACGGTCATGCTCATGGGCGTTGGCCCAGAAGCGCACCAGCATGCCGCTGAGCGGGTCTGACGCCCGCAGAACGAATGTCGGCTCGGCCTGCCCGGCAGGAGACGGCGAACTGCCCAGCTGCGCCTCATCGGACAGATCGGCGCGGCGAGCAGGAAACGGCCAGTCTTTGCGATCCTCATGCCGCAGCGCCGTCTTGGCCTCAGCTGCATAGGCGTTCGATGGGTGGTTGCCCTTGCGGATGCGTGCCGGCTTGACGGGCGGAAGCTTGCGTTTGGCTCTCACTGCAGCCTCGCGCGCTTGATTGCCTCGATCTCCGTACCGGCAATGGGAAGCATCTCGCAGATGGCGTTGAACTGGTGCTCCAGCAGCGTCCGGCGTACCTCATCGCTCACCTGATGCCCGGCTGCCCATAGGGCCATGAGATAGGCCAGTGCGCTGCCCTGGACGACAGGATGGAGACCCCCGAGCGTGAGCCTGAGATGGCCGACAAGCCGCTCGTGCTGATCCTCCCAATCGGCCGGTGGCGGCCCGATCTCTCGCGTCGTCGCATCCACGCGCACGACGGTCTGGGGCAGCAGCTCGCGTTCAAAGGCGGCCAGCGCCTCCGGATCGTGCGTCTGCGGCGATACCGTGCGTATCCAGGCCTTCACAGGCACGCCATGGTCGCTCGTACCCTCCCAGACGCGGCAGGGAATGCCGTCGACGTCCTCGATGGTGCCGGTCGACTCAATCGTCAGCTTCATGCCGCTTCCCTCACATCGTCCAGGACCGCGCCTACCAGCTTGTCGTCCACGATGCGGTCGATCAGCAGGCGCACCAGCGCGTTGACGTGCAGGCCGCGCGCTTCCGCGTCCGGTTGCAGGGATTGCAGCACCTCGGTGTAGAAGACGACCGTGCGCCGGTCCGCGATCTCCGCATGGGCGATCCGTCTGAGCGCGTTATCCTCGTGCAGCTCACAGCCGTCGTCGCGATAGCGCGGCTCGTGCCCGCGCACTGCGCACTGGCCGGGGACCTGGCGGCGGACGCGGCCCCGCCAGTGATGGTCCTGGAACGGCGCCAGGAACCATGCGCAACAGCCGCAGGTGCCGGAGCGGATGCGATTGAAGCAGGTGGGATCGGCTCTCATGCAGCCGTCCTCATCTGCTGCCGGCCGCTCTTGCAGCTCGCCTTCACCGTCTCGATGAACTCCTCGGGATCGGCACCCGGCACGATCTCCTCGCAGATGACGTGCAGCACCTTGTCGAACAGCACGGCCATCTCGTCCGACATGGTGGCCGTGAAGCGTACCGACTTGGCCGTGCGCTCCACGAACTCTCCCGTCCGCGGATCGTAGGCCACGCCGACGTAGCCGTCCCGCGCACGCAGCCCGATGGCCAGCGCCTTGCCCGCCGCCTCAGCCGTCGCCATCGTGAGCTTGCCGACGTGCACGCGGCGCTCGTCGAAGTGGTCGGCGCGGATCAGTAGATATTGCTTCAGCGCCTGCCATGTCGGCAGGATGATGCCGGCGCGCTGGTTGTCATGGGCGTAGTGGCACATTGCGTGAAAGAGATTGTTCTGGTGCACCGAGCGCTTGTGCGTGATCTTCGCCGCGCACTCCTCGCCCGCCTGGAACGTCCTCTCGGCCAGCTCCAGGTCGAGCCTGGTCGCCGTCTGATAGGTGCCGCCGCCGCGGTAGATGAGCCGCTGTTCGAGCATCAGTGCAGCCTCTGCTGGCACGCCAACTTGATGGAGCGCGGGTCGTCCGGCCGGCCGGCTGTGGTGACGATGATTGATCGCCCACACAGCAGGCAGCGCACGGCATAAAGGCCGCAGCGCTTGGCCGGGTAGGGCAGTTGCACGGTGCACCCCAGCTTCCCATTGGTCTCGTCGAGGTCGATGCCGTTGGGATATTCAGGATTGGGCGCGCATTGCGGCTCCCGTCCGCGGTCGATCCATTGGATTTGGAACCTGCCGGTCATCAATTGTCATGCTCCGGATCGAAATCGAGGCCGCCCTGGTGATCCACATCGAAGCGGGACTCGAATGCCTTGCAGACTCCATCGAAGTGCTTGAACTCCAGCGCCGCCAGATCCCGCAATTGAAAGACGACGTGCGCGGATAACTCCGTGGCTTCCTTTTGGGCCTCAAGGCTTGGGAAGTCCTCGCGCTTGGAATAGATATGGATGCCGCCGTCAATCAGCTTGATCACGCCCCAGGTCGGCATGTGGTACTTCCACATGCTGCGCTCCTTGGAGACAACGTGCACAACGCCGGCCATGTCGTATTTTTTGAGCACGCCGACGATCTCCGCCATGCACTCGCGATAGTCCTTATTCTGACGCTCACCCCAACCCATCATGCCGCCTTCTTCGCTTGGGGATGCTTGCGTGCGAGCCGCAGAGCTTTGTCCAGCCCGACCAGCGACAGCCACACCTCCCGGTCGCGCTCGTCGTCCTCGATGCTGCATCACTCCGTCGGATGTACGCACACGCATGCGCTTCGCGGGCCCACGTCATGGTTCACCGCATGATGGACGTGATTGAGCAGGAGGAGTGTCCGCACAAGGCGCGAGTGAAGATGGACGCGCTCAAGTGGATGGCCGGCAAGCTCAACCGCGCCGACTTCGGGGATGAGCCTACTCAGCCGGGTGTGTCGGTGACCATCAACAATGATGGTGGCTCAGCCCTGATGGAGGAGATCAGGCAGCGCCTGGCCCGCAAGCGGCAGGCCCTCTCAGGCAAAAGCATGCTTTCCGGGACCGGGGGGCCGGTTGAGAGCCGGGGGGCGGGGGAGGGGGAGGGGGCCACTCGACCTCCCGCTCTATCCTCGGACGCGTGAGCCCTGCAGAAAACCCACGCGCGCGTGGGGTCTGTGAGAGGTGGAGGGGATGGAGCCGTGAGGGGGCGCCGCATCAGTATAAGCGCCGCAAGCGACGCTTGAAGCAGGCTGTCACATTCAGTGTCAAGATGGCCCGGTATGCCACGGGTTTCTGAACGGGGGATGGAGTGCCGACGGGTCTCGATCTGCGCGGTCTCGGTATGAGATCACAGCTTACTGGAACGGCGCTCCAGGGAACGCGGCCGATAAGGGTTGCCGACGTCGATGTTGGGGACCCTGGGGAAGCGTGGAATGAGGTCAACCGCCTTCGAGGCTATGGGGACGCCACATATCATGGGCCGCCGGAGATTTACGGCAATGCGGCTGAGCGACAGCGCATTATCAATGAGGAGGCGGCGAACGTGACGAATGAGATGGAGGCGGAGATTCTGCACCAGCTGGCGCTGAAGTGGGGCGTCGCCTCTCCGTTTGGGAACGGGGCGCCGATGGGACCGCCGCTGCCGGCCGAGAAGTGAGCCATGCCGAAGGGGACGAGGGTTGACCGCGTGTACCGGGCGCTGCGGCGCAAGGGCGACGATCCGGGCAAGGCTGCGCGAATAGCGCAGGCTGAGACGGGGTTGAGCTTGCAGACGGGCAAGCCTCCGAAGCACAAGACGGGACGGAGCTTGAGGAAGGGGCGATAGATGGCGCTGGGCGACACGACGTACCGGGGTGCTCTGCCCCTCTCCTCCATTGTGGCGGTGAAGACGGTTACGCCCTCGGACGCCAACGACCTGCCGGACGGGATGTGCCGAGGGTTCATGATCGGGGCGGCCGGCAATATCTCGATTATCGACGCGGCCGGCAACACGTCGACGATCACGGCGCCGGCGGTCGGGGTGATCCACTGGATTGCATGCATGCGGGTGCGGGCGACCGGCACCACCGCGACGGCCATCCAGGCGCTGTACTGAAAAAAGCCGCGCGCGTGAGCCTGGCGAAAGAGCTGGCCATCCTCAGCGAGGCTGAGAGCAACGAGGTTCTGGCGGAGCTGACGCCGGAGCAGCTGGAAAGCCTGGCGTATGACTGGGCGACGTGGGCGCGGCCCGAGCAGCTGCCGCCCGAGCTGGGCAACGACGGCATGCCCTGGAACACGTGGGTCTACCTGGCCGGCCGCGGCACCGGCAAGACGCGCGCGGGAGCCGAGTGGCTGAGGGCGGAGGTGTGCGGGGCCACTCCGCTGGGCGCCGGACGGCGCAAGCGCTTTGCGATCATCGGCGAGACGTCGAAGGACGTGCGCGACGTTCTGATCGAGGGGGAATCGGGGCTGCTGGCCGTGCACCCGCGCGACTTCCGGCCGATCTACAAGCCCAGCGTGGCGACCTTGGAGTGGCCGAACGGGGCGCGGGCGACGCTTTACAACGGCACCGAGCCCGATCAGCTGAGGGGACCGCAGTTCGACGGCGCGCTGGTCGACGAGCTGGCCAAGTACCGCTACGCGCAGGACACCTGGGACATGCTGCAATTCGGCTTGCGGCTCGGGAATCATCCGCGCGCGATGGTGACGACGACGCCGCGGCCGATCAAGCTGCTCAAGGATCTGGTGAAGGATCCCAAGTCGGCCGTCACGCGCGGCAAGACGGAGGACAACGCGGAGAACCTGGCGGCCTCGTTCCTGCTGCAGGTGCGCGCGCGGTACGCCGGCACGCGGCTGGGTCGGCAGGAGCTGGATGCCGAGCTGCTGGAGGACGTGCCGGGGGCCTTGTGGCGGCGCTCAAACCTGGACGAGTACCGGGTGAAGCCGGCCGGGCTGCCGGACATGAAGCGAATCGTGGTGGCGGTCGATCCGGCGGCGAAGGCGAAGGACAGCCAGCGCGGGGAGAACGGAGCGGAGACCGGCATTGTGACATGCGGGCTCGGCGTCGACGGCCGCGGCTACGTGCTCGACGATTCAACGACCATCGAGGGGCCGGACAAGTGGGGCAGGCTGGCGGTGGCGGCCTACGACCGCAACCAGGCCGATGCCATCGTGGCGGAGATCAACAACGGCGGCGACATGGTGCCGTTCGTGATCCGGAGCGTGCGCGATTCGATCAAGGTCATCGTCGTCACGGCGTCCAGAGGGAAAGTGACGCGCGCGGAGCCGGTCTCCGCGCTCTACGAGCAGGGCCGGGTGTCCCATGTCGGCAGCTTTGCCGCGCTTGAAGATCAGATGTGCGCATTCACGGTCACCGATGCCGACGATGTGAGCCTCAAGGACCGCACCGACGCGCTGGTATGGGCCTTCACCGAGCTGTTTCCGGCGCTGGTAACGGTGAAAAAGCGCAAGTGGGCGGACAAATGGGCCGGCCGCCGCGGCTGGATGGGGTGAAATAGTGGCCTATGCCGCGTTGGCGACCCGCGACGAGCTGAGGGGCAGCGACGACCTCGTAAAGGAGGCGGTGGAAGTCGCGGAGGCCAACTACAATCATGACCGCGAGAACCGCATGGAGGGCATCCGCGACCTCCAATTCCTGGCCAACGACCAGTGGGACGCGCGCGACCGGCGCCAGCGCGAGGCGGACGACCGGCCGGTGCTGACGGTCAACCGGCTGATCCAGCCGGTGAAGCTGGTCGCCAACTCGATCCGCTTCTCGGTGCCGGGCGTCAAGACCGTGCCGGTGGACCGCGAGGGCGACGAATCGACGGCGTGGGTGCTGGGCGGGCTGATCAGGCAGATCCAGCGCCAGTCGATGGCGACATGGGTCTATTCGGTGGCGACGGGTCACGCGGCGGCCTGCGGCATCGGCCATTTCCGCGTGCTCAGCGATTACGTCGACGACGACGTTTTCGACCAGGAGCTGAAGGTCAAGCTGATCCCGCACCCCTTCGCGGTGCTGTGGGACGCGGCCGCCCAGGAGCCGGACCGCTCGGACGCCTGCAACTGCCTCGTTCTGGAGTTCATACCGCCCAAGGAGTTCAAGCGGCGCTATCCGGGCGCGGCCGCGAGCGACTTTCAGGGCTCGAGCGCCATCCTGCCGGGCGGCAATTTCCAGTGGTTCCGGCCCGAGGCGGTGGTGATCGCGGAATTCTGGCGCCGGGTGCCGTGCGAGAAGAAACTGGGCCAGCTCGCCGACGGCAGCGTGATCGACCTCACCAACGTCAAGGCGCTGCCCGGAGGCATGCAGGTGGTGAGGGAGCGGACCGTCAACAGCTACCGCGTCGAGCAGAGCCTGGTGTCGGGGCGCGAGGTGCTCGAAGGCCCGAACGAGTGGGCGGGCAAGTGGATTCCCATCGTGCCGGTGCTGGGCAACGAGATTCCACAGGAGTCGACGGTCGTGCGGCACGGGCTCGTCCGCTTCGCCCGCGATCCGCAGAGGATGTATAATTACTGGCGTTCGCAGTCGGCGGAATGGATCGGGCAGGCGGCCAAGGCGCCATGGCTGGCTGAGGCCGAGCAGATCGAGGACTACAAGGATCTGTGGGACACGGCGAACACCACGCCGCGGCCCTATCTGCTTTACAAGGGCGACCCGCAGAACCCGCAGAGGAAGCCAGAGAGGATGCGCCCAGCCGAGCCGCCGGCGGCTCTCTGGCAGGAAGGCAACATCTCCTCCGACGAGATCAAGGCGACCACGGGCATGCAGGACGCGAGCCTGGGGGCGCGATCGAACGAGATTTCCGGGCGGGGCATCGAGGCCAGGCAGCGACAGGGCGAGATCGGCAACTACGAGTTCATCCATAACCTTGGGATCAGCCTCAACCACACGGGCCGCATCCTCCTCGACCTCGCGCCCAAGGTCTACGACACCAGCCGCACGGTGCGCATCCTCGACGAATTCGAGAAGGAGCACTTCGTGCCCGTCAACGCCGTCGCCTACACCGAGGACGGCCAGGCGGTGCTGGTGCATGACCTGACGGCCGGCAAGTACGACGTGGCCATCAAGCTTGGGCCGTCGTTCCTGACGCGGCGCGAGGAGGCGGCGGCCCAGCAGGTGGAGTTCCTGAAGCTCAACCCCGAGGCCTTCAGCCTGGTCGGCGACATCGTGGCGGAGGAGCAGGACTGGCCGGGCGCCTCCAAGATCGCCAAGCGGCTGAAGCGCGCCATCCCGCCCGACATCCTGGGCGACGATGCCACCGAGCCGCCCAAGCCGCCAGACCCGCTGATGGTCGAGGGCGCGAAGCAGGAGGTGCGCGAGAAGAAGGCGAGCGCCGACAAGAAGGAGGCCGAGGCGCGGCGTGCGCATGCCGAGGCGGAGCTGGCCGGCGCACAGGCCGGCAAGCACGCCGCGGATGCCCATCTGGCGGTCGCCAAGGCCTTCCGCGAGCGCGTGGGCGCTCTTGTCGATGCCTCTCCGCAGGGCGATCCAGGCGCGGCGCGGCGCGAGGAGGAGATGCATGCCGCCGAGCTGCGGCACGAGGCGGAGATGCATGCCGCCGACATGGCCAAGCGGGGAGCGGAGGTGGAGCTGACACGTACCAAGGCCATGCGCGAGCGCATGGGGGCGAGGGTCGACGTGCACAACGCGACCAAGCCTGAGCCGAGACCGAAGGGCTCGAAGTAGTGGCCCGCTACGCGACGGGTGCCGACCTGCGCCAGAGAGCGGTGCAGCTGGCTACCGGGCCCAGTGGTGCAGACTTGTCGCGCGGCGCTCCGCCGCCTCAGCCTGGCCAGCCTTCATCTCGCTTCACTCCGTTGGATGATCTCGATGTGAACGGTTACCAGCTGCGGCTGGGCGATCCTAAATTGCAGGATGGAGCGGACAGGGACGACGACGAGGAGCTGGCGATCCAGAATGCTTTTGAGCGCCTCGTGGGTCTGCCGGTCAGCAAAAGCCTGGACGAGGCTTTCGAGGCGAACCAGGGCGATAATCCGAGAACACCCTTCCTTGATCGGCTGAGGAGCGATCAGGGGGCGACCGATCATCCCGGCGAGCCCTCGATGGCCGGCATCTTCATGCGGAGGTGGCGCACCGATCCCTCCGAGCAGACCCGGCAGGATATCGAACTGTTGAGCAAGGCGACGGGCGTGCGGCCGCCTTGGGAACGAGTGCCGCGCAACTATCGAGGTTTCTGATGGCGAGAATGATGACGGGTGCATCCTTGCGCGGCGCGCCAATGGCGATGCCGGCCGGTGGCACTCCCACAGGTGCCGATCTCCAGCGCGGGCCCAGCATGATGGCCGGCGACGGGCCCGACGCGGAGCCCGATGCCGACCCGGACGATCAGGGGGCTCCGGCCGGCGGCAATCTCGACCAGGCCATCGCGCAGGTGCTCCAGGCGGCCCAGGCGCAGGGTTTCCGGCTGCCCCAGGGCGTGGTGCCCCCCGACCAGCTGCCCCAGGTGTACGATCAGATCCTGAAGGCTGCCGCGCAGAACCCGGACATGCAGACGGATGGCGGCATTGCGCTCATCGAGCGCTTGGCGAAGTCGCTGGGCCTCCCCTCGCCCTACGGAGAGCAGGACCCAAACGCGCCCGACTATGCGCTGGGCGGCGAGGACCCGACCGCCATCCCGAGCGCGCGAAACATGACGCCCGTTCCGCCGGGCTTCAATCCGCGACGCTGACGAACCCCGAAAGGGAGACCTTTATGGCCCGCCAACAGGCGGGCTTTTTGTTGGAGTGACCCTTGGCTGCAAGAACCCCCGCCGCGCCGGCCGACGGAAATGCCGGCAACCCCGCTGATCCGCAAGCTTCCGACCCCGGTAGGGAGCCCGATGCGCACGAGACCCCGGAGCAGGACGACAGCGAGCTCGAGGCCCGCACCCAAGAGGGTGAGGGCGACGGCGAGCCTCCAAGTCCAGACGGCGAGCCCGCGGCCGACCCAGCGGCAAAGGCAAATGCAGAGCCGCAGCCAAAGCCCAAATCGCGCTACCAGCAGCGCGTCGAACGGCTGGTTCAGGAACGAGATGCGGCTGTCAGGCGTGCCGAGCACTATGAAGGCATGGCGAAGAAGCACGGCACGGCGAAGCCGCTCGATCCCTTGGCCTTCCGGTCCGACGCCGACTATCAGCGTGCCCTCATCAAGGACACCTCGCGCGAGCAGCGCGCGGAGTTCGCCCGCTCGGAAGCCGAGAGCGCCGCCCAGCAGGCGCAGGTCGTCGAGCAGCAGATCTGGGACGCGCGGGTAGCCGACTATCGCGAGCAGGTGCCCGATTTCGAGCAGGTGGCCTATTCCAACGGCGTCACCTACTCCCAGCACGGCATCAAGATGCTCAGGCAGCACCCGTCGGGGCCGCAGCTCGCCTACTACCTGGGCAAGAATTCGGCCGAGGCTCAGCGCATCGCCAACCTGTCGCCGCTGGAAACGGCCTTCGAGCTTGGCTCCCTGTCAGAACGCCTGAAGGGGCCGCCGAGGAAGGTGGTTTCCAAAGCCCCCAACCCCGTGCCCACCGTGCGTGGCCGCACCGCCGCCACCGGCTTCCAGCCGGACAGCGACGACATCGACGGCTATTTCGCATGGAGGGACAAGCTGCAGTGAGCTGACCTCCCATGTCAAACGCCTTCAACGTCCACAAGATCATCGCCAACGAGGCCCTGTATTGGTTCGAGAACGAGCTGGTGCTGGGCAACCTGGTCTGGCGCGGCTACGAGCGCGAGTGGCGCTCGATGAACGGCCACCGGGTCGGTGACAACATCGACATCGACCGGCCGGCGCGCTTTATCTCCGTCAACGGCCCCGATATCAGCGGCCAGGTGCAGGACGTCGTCTACGGCAAGAAGAACATCAAGCTCAACATCCAGAAGACGGTGCCCTTCCAGTTCGACGCCCGCGGGCTTACGACCGATGCCGATATCCGGCGCGTGGGCGAGGAGTCGATCAGGGCCGCCGCCTCGCGTCTTGCTCAGGACGTGGAAAGCGCCATTGCCGGCATCTACTGGCAATTCGCCAACGTGTTCGGCACGCCGGGCACGCCGGCGACGGTGACCAAGGTGCTGGGCACCGGCGGCGCCATCCTCACCAACCTCGCGGTCGAGATGCCGGGCCGCAACGCCGCGCTTGAGCCCAACGTCAAGGTCGAGTTCGCCGATCAGCTCAAGAGCCTGGCCAACACCGGCAAGGAGCGCGCGGCCCTGGAGCGCACCAGGCTGGGTCCGCTGCACAACTTCGATACCTACGAATCAGCCTCCATCGCCGTGCATACCGCGGGCGACTGGCAGGGAACGGTGCTCGTGCAGGGTGCGGGCCAGGCCTCGACCTTCGCGCTGACCAAGGACACCTGGACGCAGAACTTCAACATCGACGGCTTCACGACCGCCACGGCGGCCCTGAAGAAGGGCGACTGCTTCACGATTGCCAACTGCTTCGAGGTCAATCCGGGAACGCTGCAGTCGACCGGCCGCCTGCGCCGCTTCGCGCTGACGGCGGATGCGGCGGCGGTGGCGAGCGCGGCGACGGTGAACATCACCCCGCCCATCATTCCACTCACCTCCGGCACTGCGGCCGACAAGGCCAACGCGACGGTGACCGTGGCGCCAGCGGACAACGCGGTCATCACCCCGATCTTCGGCACCTCGGCTCCGACGGTGGGCGCGCAGTACCTGCAAAACCTGCTGTTCCACAAGAAGGCGATCAGCCTCGTGATGCGGCCACTGCAGCGGCTGGAGAGCTTCGTTGTGTGGGAGCAGAGGAACCGCAAGGGCCTGTCGCTCACGCTGTCGAAGGGCGGGGACATCCTGAAGCACTCGGAAGTGTGGCGCCTCGATGCCCTGTTCGGGGTTGATGTACTGCACACCGACCTGGGCTTGAGGCTGACCAACTGATGAGCGACACAATCCCGACCTGGGGCTACTGCAAAGGTGGCTCCCAGATTTTCGAGCTGAAGCCGGGCGAGGGCCTGCCCAAAGGCTGGTATGACAGCCCGGCGAAGATCCCGGCCTCTGCGGGGCCGGGTGAAGGGGGGGCACCTGCGGTCGCGGATTCGCACCCGCCGCAGCAGGTCGCTCCCCCGCTTCCCTCCATCGAGCAGCAGGAAGCGGTGGCCTACGCCGCCTTGCTTGCCGAGAACGGGGAGCTGAGGGCGCGCGTGGCCGAATTGGAGGCGCAGCTTGCCGACCTCGCAAATCCGCTCATGCCGGAGCCCGGTCTGCCGCTGGCGCCGGGTGCCTCTATGGGCGAGATCCTGGCCGGTGCGGGGCCAGGTCTCGAACCCGATATCGAGGGGCTGCGGGCCCGCGCGCGCGAATTGGGCGTCAGGGTCGACAACCGATGGGGCGTCCAGCGCCTGCAGGCTGAGATCGCGGCGGTCGGCAAATGAGCAAGGGCAATACCTGGGAGAACGACCTTCTCAAGCTCTTGTTCAACGCCACCGCCATTGCCAACATCGCGGACAATGCAGCCTCCTCGCCGCTCACCAATCTCTACGTTTCGCTGCATACGGCCGATCCGGGCGAGGCGGGAGATCAGACGACCAGCGAGGCCAATTACGGCTCCTATGCGCGCGTGGCGGTAGCGCGCACCTCGGGTGGCTGGACGGTATCGGGCAATCAGGTGACGCCGGTTGCCAATATCGACTTTCCGCAGGCGTCGAGCGGATCGAACACGATCACGCATTTCGGCATCGGCACGGCGGTAAGCGGCGCCGGCAAGCTGCTCTATTCCGGCACCGTGAGCCCCAACATCGCCGTGACAGCCGGCGTCACCCCGCGGCTGACGACCGCAACGCAGGTCACGGAAGACTGAACCCGTGGCCTCCGCACTGCTCGCCAACCGCGTCAAGGTCAATACCGCAACGACAGGCACCGGCACCGTCACGCTCGGGGCCGCCTCGTCCAACGCCTTCTGCACGTTCGCGGAGGCCGGCATCGCCAATGGCAATGTCGTCAGCTATCTGATCGAGGAAGGGACCGACTTCGAGATCGGGCGGGGCACCTACACGTCCGCCGGCACCACGCTCTCGCGCGATACCGTGCTGTTGTCCAAGATCGGCGGCACGGCGGGCACCTCCAAGATGAATCTGGGCGGCGTCGCGGTGGTGTCGATCACGGCACCCAAGGAAGATTTGGACGTAAACGACTTCACCGAGGATACCAGCCCCGACCAGGCCAACGATTTCGCCTGGGTGCATGACGCCTCGGCGGCGATGAAGAAGAAGGTCAAACTCAACAAGTTCAACACCGTCGACCGCCAGCAGTTCGATTCGTCGGGCACATGGACAAAGCCCGCCTTCGGCGCCTTTGCGCTCATCCAGGCATGGGGCGGCGGCGGCTCCGGCGGGCGGGGCGGGGCTGGCGACGCGGGCGGCGGCGCGGGCGGCGGCTCCTACGTCGAGCGCTGGATGCTGCTCTCCGATCTGGGCTCCTCGGAGACCGTGACGATCGGCGCTGGCGGGGCCTCGCGCACGACCGACGATACTGATGGGCAGGCCGGCGGCAACACCACGTTCGGCGCACACGTTACGGCTTATGGCGGCGGCGGCGGCTCGGGCTCAGGCACGGCTAACGGCGGCGGTGGCGGCGGCGGAATGCTCGGAGCTGGCGCTTCCTCGGCCGGCTCAAGCACGGGAGGAGCTGGGGGCGCACCCAAAACGGCCACGGGTCCAGTTGGCGCCGGAGGTGGCGGCGCTGGAGGCCAGGGAGGGAGCGGTACTGCAGCTGGGTCGATAACAGAACACGCCTTCATGGGCGGCGGGGGAGGCGGTGGCGGAAGCGAAGTCGCGCCGACCGGGAACCAGGGTGCAGGCATGACGTCGATCTATGGCGGAGGCGGGGGAGGCGGCGGCAGCTCGACGACAAATGCAGCCGCCGGTGGCAGTTCCCTGCATGGCGGCGCGGGCGGCGCGGGCGGGTTCGATGCGAACAACGCCGTTGCCGGTACGCAGCCCGGCGGCGGCGGCGGCGGCTCCGAGACGGGCAACTCCGGCGCCGGCGCGGCCGGCCGCGTGATCGTGACGGTGTGGTGAGGGCGTCATGCTCGGCTTCTGCCCCATTGCCGCAACGCCGCTGGCGTCATTGCCGGGCGGCGCGGGGAATGGAGTTGGCACCGCCGCCGGCGCCGCGACCGTCTCTGGAGCGCTGGCGGCCACGGCCGGCTTGGCCGGCACATCCGCCGGCCTTGCGACCGTCTCTGGCACTCTCGCGGCAATTGCGGCGGCAGCCGGACTCTCGCAGGGCACGGCGACCGTCCTCGGGTTCCGGTTCTTCGCCTTGGAAGGTGCGGGCCTGGCGGCCGGAAGCGGCCTGGCGGAGGCCGTTGGCGAGGCAGCGACGAAACTGCCCCGTCCAATCACCGAATCCAACCAGCTGCTGCGCGCCGACGCGCTCACGCATGCAGCCGTCATCGCCCAGGCGCTCACTGAGTCCAGCCAAATGCTGCGCATTGATGAGCTGACGGAAACAGCCGCCCTCGGCCAGGCTCTCAAAATCACCGATACCGTGCCGATCATTCGCACAACCAGGATGTTCTAAAAGTGGCAACCGCCCAGGATATCGTCACCCGCGCCTTCCGCGCGCTCTCAGCAATCGACATCAACGAGCAGCCCACGCCCAATGAGGCGCAGGTCGGCCTCGACAGCCTCGAGGCCATGATCGCCGCCTGGGGCACGGGCCTCAACGTCGCAGATCAGACGCTGACCGGCACGACGGCGCTGGATTCGCCCGAGGTGGCTGACATCGACACCACGGGTCTGTCGCGCGGCTTCAACGTCTCGGGAACAGGCATCCCGGCGGCGACCAGGATCAAGAGCATCGACGCTGCGAACAGCAAGATCGTGCTCACCGCCAATGCCACCGCCTCCGGCACGTCCTCGCTCATTTTCACGCTGTTGCCGTTCGAGGCCAAGCATGAGCAGGGGGTGATCGCTCTGCTTGCCCTGCAGCTCGCACCGCAGGTCCCCGTCGACAACATCCCGGCCATGGTCGTGCGCAACGCGCAGAACGGAATGGCCTCGATCAGGGCGCAGTTCTTCCCGCGAGTGCCGCTCTCCGGCAACGACCTGCCGCGCAATGAGCGCCTGGTGAAGCCGACGACGGGCACAGATGCCGGCTAAGCTCGTTCCCGTCTCCTTCGGCAAGGGCTCCAACGTGGGCCAGACCGGCCAGGAAGGCATCGCGGAGTTCGTCAACGCCTACCTGGAAGCGCGGGGAGAGACGGGCAAGACGCCGTTCGTGGCCAAGGCCATTCCCGGTCTCGTGGAGTTCGGGACGCTCGGCAGCGATCCGGCCGACGGGGTGCGCGCGATCCTCGACCTCGATACCCTGCTGCTGACGGTTGCCGGCCGCAAGCTGTTCTCCTCGACCGCGGCCGGTGGGCTCGCCTCGTTTGTGGGCGGTATTCCTGCCGATGGCGTCGTCACCATGGCGGCCAACCGGAAGTTTCCCAACCGGCAGGTCGTCATCGTCTGCGACGGGACGTATTTCATTTTCGAGGGCGGTGTGCTGACAGTAGGGGCTGACGCCGACCTGCCGCCGCCAATTGCTGTCATCGAGAAGGGCGGCTTCTTCATCTTCCTGATCGCCGACGGGCGCATCTTCTTCACCGAGGTGAACGACGTGGCCGTCGATCCACTCAACCTGATCGAGGCCAACGCCAATGCCGACGGGCTGCTGATGGGTGCGGTGCGCGGACCCGATGCCGTCTTCGCGGGACCCAAGAGCCTGGAGTTCTGGCAGCTTAACGGAACGACCGACCCCGATGCGGCGCCGTTCTCGCGCGGGCACTCCATCGACATGGGGCTCTATGCCGCCGGCTCCATGCAGAAAGTGACAGTGCAGGTGGGCAACAAGCTCGGCGACAGCATCATGTGGGCGGCAACGGACCACGAGGGGCAGTATGCCGGCGTCTACATGCTCGACGGCTTTACACCGATCAAGGTCTCGACGCCCGAGATCGACCGCCTGTTGCTGGGAGAGCCCAACCCGGCACTGATCCGGTCGGAGGCGTGGACCGAGAACGGCAGCGCCTTCTATGCGCTGTCGGGAACGGACTGGACGCGGGCCTATGACACGGGCATCGCCCAATGGCACACGCGTCGGAGCCACGGGCGCGGCGGCTGGCGCTGCGGTGCGCATGCCTTCTTCGCGGGCAAGACGATCTTCGGCGATCCGGAGACCAACAGGCTCTATGCCTCGCACCCAGATTATCTCGACGAGATAGGCGATCCGATCAACTGGACGATCATCACCCCGCCTATCCACATGTGGCCCAAGAAGTTCAAGCTGGGCGAGATGCACGCCGATGCGCTGACCGGGACGGGCATCAACAGCGCCGACGAGGAGGAGGCCAACCCGGTGCTGTTCATCGACTACACCAAGGACGGCGGGCGGTCCTGGGCCGCGCAGCGCCAGGTGCGGTTGGGCGAGCAGGGGCAGCCCTTCGTGCGCGTCAAGGAACGCGGCTTCGGCATCTTCGACCATAACGGCGTCAGCTTCCGCTTCTCCTCCTACGCGCGCGTCATGAAGGGCCTGCAGAGCATGGCCGTGGTGGTTGAACCGCTCCGATGACGATCAGTCTGCCGAATCCGACGGAGGCCCTCGTCGACGAGGTTAAAAAGCCCTCCGCGGTCTGGCTTCGGTTCTTCCAAGATTTGGTGCGCGGGCTCAATGCGCCAGGCGCCAAGGCAGCCGCCGTCCCCTACGACAACGTGGCGTCGGGCCTGAGCGCCACCGACGTGCAAGCGGCAATCGACGAGCTGGCCGCAGCGCCCAGTGTGATTGCATCCGGAACGCTGTCTGGTACTGCAGTCGATATCCTCGACATTCCGCAGAACTTCTCGCGGCTATGGCTCACGATTGCCGGCCTCAGCTTCAATGCCGCCGCCTGCAACCCGGTGCTGCGGGTCTCGACCGACAACGGAGCGAACTTCGATGCGACGGCCGGCAATTACGTCTTCTATGCATGGGCGTCAGCGGTGGCGACGGCCTCGCTGCTGGTGCCGCTCGCTCATGCCAATGCGGCCGATCAGTCCACCCACATGCTGATCATCGACGGTTACCAGACCGGCGGCTACCCAATGGCATTCGGCAACTACAATCTGGGCGGTCCTGGACAGCCGACGTGGGCCGCCTACTTCGGCTCGACCGCCGCGATCAATGCCTTGCGGATTGCGGCCCAGGGCGGCGGCAGCTTCGACGGCGGCAACTGGGCTCTCTTGGGAGTGCGTTAATGAGCTTCTTCGGCGACCTCTGGGACAGCTTTACCGGCGAATCGCAGCGTCGCGACATCGGCAAGGGCAGGACTCAGGCTACCGCCCAGCTGACCGGCGGCCGGGATGCCGCCGTGGCCGACGACAGTGCGGCGGAAGGCTACTTCGCGCCCTTCGCCTCCGGCGGTGCGCAATACTACAAGACCGGCGCCGACCTGATGGGCCTCAACGGGCCGGAGGCGCGCGAGGCAGCGCAGGGCGTCTACCTGTCCGATCCCATCTACCAGGCCATGGGCGACCGGGCGCTCAAGGGCATCTCGCGCGGCGTGGCCTCCTCGGGGCAGACCGGCGCCGGCATCCAGGCCGGCACCAATGCGCTCTATGCGAACTATAAGGATTACCTCGACCGCTTGACGCAGGGCAGCCAGCTAGGGCTGGCGGGGGCCAGCGGCGCAGCCGGCGCGCGCATGCAGGCGGGCGCCACGCGCTTTGCCACGGGCCAGCAGCTCGCCGGTGTGGACATGTCGGCGGCGAATGCAGAGGCCGCATCGCGTTCGACCACGCTCAACAACCTGCTCGCCATCGCCGGCCTCGGGGTGCAGGCCTATACCGGGGCCAAATATCCATCGTCCTCGCTCAAGGCGGGAGTCTGAGACCATGCCTACCGGCGTCGACCTGGTGCGCCTGCCTTGGTTCGAATACCCGGCCAACGCCAAGCTCGACTTCGGCCCTCTTGAGCGCGCGCTGACCCAGAACATCAATGCTGGCTTCCGGCAGGCGCAGGGCGAGCGCGACCAGCAGCGCATCGGACTGGAGGAGCAGCGCGTCGGCTATGAGGGCGAGCGGGTGGGCCTGGAGCGTCAGCGCCTCGCCGCCGGTCAGCAGGAGCGCAACCGCCAGGAGCAGCAGCGTCAGCTCACCGTCCTCGGCAACATGGCGGAGGTGGTACGCGGCATCCAGGATCCCGAGCAGCGCAAGACGGCATGGGGGCGGCTGGTGCAGGGCTATCCACAGCTGCCGGGCCTGTTGCAGAGGTACGGGCAGGACCCGGCCGATCATGTGAACGGACCTGACTTCATTATCGCCCAGACCCGCGACCCGCTGCAGCGGCGGGCGACCGAGGCCTACGTCGACAGCGCCACGGAGCGTTCGCGGGCACGCGCACTCGATGCCGAGACGCGGCGCGTGCAGGAGCAGCGCCGGCTCTACAATCAGTTCGAGGACCGGCTGGGCACCAATCCGACGCCGGAGCTGTGGGAGCAGGAAAGCCAGCCGGGCGGCATCCTCCACGCCCTATTCCCCGCCGGGCAGATCCCGCCTTTCAGCGAGGCGCCGCGGATTATCCAGCAGGTGCAGACGCGCAGGTCGCAGCTGCCGATTCCGTCGCAGGATGAATTGGCCGAATTGGGCCTCAATCCCGCACAGGTGCAGTCGGCCAGAACGCAGGCGGCCTTGCGCAGACTGTTTGGCTCGGCGGGTCCCGGCTATTATTGGCAGATCGACGAGAGCGGCCGCGTGCGGCGGGTGCAGGAAGGCCGCGAGGACGCCCGCAATCCCATCTCGACTCCACAGATCGAGTTCAACCTGGAGCAGCTGCGCGACGTGCGCGCGCTACTGGCGGGGACCGTCAATGCCCAGGGCAGGCTCGACACCAGGGGCACCTCTGGCCCCATTGCGCGCGGTGCCTCGCAAATTCCGCTGATCGGCGGCTATCTCGCGCCGGCAACAAACGAGGCCTTCCAGGCTGCCCAGCATGCGGCCCTCAACCTCTCCTATGCCCTCTCGGGGCGCCAGATCGGTCAGATTGAGCAGGGACGCATCCTCGACATGTTCGTGCCCAAGCCGGCGGACAGTCCCGAGATTTCCGCCTTCAAGCTCAATGCGGCCGTCGGGCTGTTCGAGCGGCTTTTGGAGGCGCGCGGGCGCCCGCCGTCCGAGCGCGCCGCCATCTTCGACAGTGAGCTGGTGCGGCAGGCGCGCAATCTGCGCCGGGCGCGCGAACTCGAGGAAAGCCGCAGATCGGGGCGACCGGCCGCACCGGCACAGGCACCGGCCTCCCCGCAGCCGCCGGCCGCAGCGCCCGCCGCACCGGCAAGCCCGGCCGGCGATCTGTCCGACGATGAGCTGCTGCGGCGGCTTGGCGTGAAGTAATATGGCCGATCCCAGCAAGATCGACCTGCTCCTTGAGGCCGAGCGGCGCGGCATCCTGCCGGAGGAGATGAAGCCGCTGCTGGCGGAGGCCAGGAAGCGCGGCCTGGTGCCAGGATTGCTGCCGGAGACCGAGGAGGGCCGGCACCGCGCCGAGATCGACACCGAAGCGCGACGCCGGCAGGCCTCCACCGTGCCGGGCGAGGCGGTCGATACCACCACTGCCACCGTCGGCGAGATGGCGTCCCTGGGGGCGCTGCCACAGATCGTCGCCGCCGGCCGCACGGCCCTCGATTTTCTGGAGCAGCCTTTCACGGGGCGAAGCGTCGATATCCCCGAGCATTATGGGCGCGAGCGCGATATTTTCCGGCGCCAGATCGACCTGAAACGCGAGGAGATGGGCTGGGGCACTCTGCCCTTCGACATCGCCGGCGGGGCAACCATGGTGCCCGTTGCCGGGGCCGGCGCGGCTGCTGCGGCTGCAACGAGCTACGGCCGCCAGCTCCTCGATACCGCGCGCGCGGGCGCGGCCTACGGCGGCGTCTATGGCTTCAACGTCGAGACCGGCGACTGGATCGACAAGATCAAGAGTTCCATCGGCCATGCCTTCGGCGGCGCCGTGGCCGCTCCGGCGCTCCGCGTCGGCTTCGATGCCGTGGGAGCCGCCA